GAGCACCATCGACCGCGTTCTGGCGAAGGCCTCGCCGATCCGCTCCATCGCGACGGTGCGCCAGATCGGCGCCAATGTGTATCGCAAGCCGATCGCGACGGCGGGCGCGGCGAGCGGATGGACGGGTGAAACCGACAGCATCTCGCAGACCAACACGCCGACCCTGGCCGCGCTCGATTTCCCGGCGATGGAGCTTTACGCCATGCCGGCCGCGACGCAGACCCTGCTCGACGACAGCCAGGTCGATATCGAGCAATGGCTCGCCGACGAGGTGCAGATCGTGTTCGCGGAGCAGGAAGGCGCCGCGTTCGTCAACGGCGACGGCTCGAACAAGCCGACCGGCTTCCTGCAGTACGCGACCATCGCCGATGCGTCGTGGAGCTGGGGCAAGCTCGGCTACATCGCAAGCGGCGCGGACGGCGCCTTCGCAGCGTCCAATCCCGCCGATGCGCTGCTCGATCTCGCCTATGCGCCGAAGCAGGGCTATCGCGCGAACGGCCGTTGGGTGATGAACCGCAAGACCGAAAGCGCCGTGCGCAAGTTCAAGGACGACAACGGCAACTACATCTGGCAGCCCGGCACAACGGCCGGCCAGCCGGCGACGCTGTTCGGCTATCCGGTGACGGAAGTGGAGGATATGCCCGACATCGCGTCGAATTCGTTCTCCATCGCGTTCGGCGATTTCGCGCGCGGCTATCTCGTGGTCGACCGCATCGGCGTGCGGGTGCTGCGCGATCCCTACAGCGCGAAACCCTATGTGCTGTTCTACACCACCAAGCGCGTCGGTGGCGGCGTTCAGAACTTCGAGGCGATCAAGCTGATGAAGTTCGCGGCAAGCTAGTGACCCACCCTCCCCTAGAGGGAGGGTCAAAAACGCGAAGCGTTTTTGGGGAGGGGCGGCCTTTTTTTTGCGGCAACGACCCCTCCCCGAAATTTGCTCGCTCCGCTCACAAATTGCGACCCTCCCTCAAGGGGAGGGTGGAGAAATAAATGTCCCTCCAACTCATCACCCCTCCCGCCATCGAGCCGGTCACGCTCGACGAGGCGAAGGCGCATCTCAAAGTCGATACGAGCGACGACGATGCGCTGATTGCGCGGCTGATCGCTGCCGCGCGCACGCGCGCCGAATGGCATACCGGCCGCGCCTTCGTCACGCAGAGCTGGATCCTCTGGCTCGACGAATGGCCGCTCTGCGGCGCGGTTGAGATTCCCTTGCCGCCGCTGCAACAGGTCGCGTCCGTCACGACTTACGACCGCAGCGACGATGCGGCGACGCTCGATCCGGCGAATTACCAGGTCGATACAGCTTCGCAGCCGGGGCGGCTGGCGCTGAAGAACGCGATCGTTCCGCCCGTCGCCAATCTGCGCGGCGTGAACGCCATCGCGATAGCGTTCGATGCCGGCTATGGCGCGGCGGCGAGCGATGTGCCCGCGCCGCTTCGCGAAGCGGTCCTCGAGATCGTGGCGGAGCTTTATGTTCATCGCGGCGATGGCCCGGAAGAACTCTCGCTCACATCCCAGGCGCTTCTGGCGCCGTACAGAATTTTCAATCTCTAACTGTCATCCCCGCGAACTTCGCGCGCAAGCGCGAAGTGAGGGAAGGGGACCCAACTTTCTAGAAACGGCTACGACGTTTCAAAGTTGGGTTCCCTTCCCTCGCAGCGCTACGCGCCGCTCGCCGGGAATGACATGAGTAATGCAATGACCATTGGAAACCTGAACCAGCGCGCGCTTCTGCTCGCGAATACGCTCATGCAAGACGGCGGCGGAGGATTCTCGGACGACTGGGAAGCCTTCGCCACCGTCTGGGTCGCGGTCGATGCGATAAGCGGCAGCGACGACGCAAGCGCGGACCGTCTCGAATCCCGCGTGCGCCATCGCATCGCGCTCCGGAGGCGCGGCGATGTCGCGGCCGGCCAGCGCGCGCAAATCGGCGCGCGGATCTTCCGCATCCACACCGTCATCGACAACGGGCCGCAAAGCCCGCTGATGACTCTTCTCTGCGAGGAACTGCCATGAGCGCGAGCTGGGCTTTGCAGCAGGCGATCTACGCCACGCTGTCGTCCGACGACGGCGTCAAGGCCTTGCTTGGCGATCCGCCGCGCGTCTTCGATGCGCCGCCCCGCGATGCGGCGTTTCCCTATTGCGTCATCGGCGACGATGCGGCGAGCGACTGGAGCACCGCGACGGAACAGGGCAGCGAGCACATCGTGTCGGTCCATGTCTGGTCGCGCGCCAGCGGTCATCGCGAGGCCAAGCTGATCGCGGACGCCGTGCAGGATGCGCTCGATGGCGCGGAGCTCTCCGTCACCGGCCAGTCGCTGATCGATCTCAGATGGCTCGACACCAACGTCTCGCGCGACGCCGACGGCGAAACCGTGCGCGCGGCGCTGCGGTTCAGGGCGGTTCTGGAACCACAATCCTGACTGTCATCCCCGGCGAGCATCGCCTGCATCGCAGGCGATGCGAGGTCAAGGGGACCCAGCTGGCTGGACCGTCCCAGGTCTTTCCACCTGGGTCCCCTTCCCCTCATGCCGCTGCGCGGCATTCGGCCGGGGATGACAATTCTTGTTACAAGGAGAAAACCCACATGACCGCACAACGCGGCAAGGATCTGCTCATCAAGATCGGCGACGGCGGCGCGCCGGAGACTTTCACCACCGTCGCAGGTCTCAGAGCCACCTCGCTGGTCTTCAACGCGCAGACGATCGACGTCACTAATTCGGACTCGACCGATATGTGGCGCGAGCTGCTCGCCGGCGGCGTGCGCTCCGCCACCATCGCGGGCTCCGGCGTGTTCAAGGACCAGGCGTCGGACGAAGCGCTGCGGGCGGCGTTCTTCAACCAGACGCTCGCCAACTGGCAGGTCGCGATTCCGAGCTTCGGCGTTGTGTCGGGCCCGTTCCAGATCACCGCCCTGCAGTATGACGGGCCTTACGACGGCGAACTCAAGATCTCGCTCTCGCTCGCCTCGGCCGGCGCGGTGAGTTTCAGCGCGGTCTAGACCCTCGTCCCCGCTTTAGCGGGGGAGAGGGAGAAATGAAAGGAAGATTCATGCCCAATCGTATCCGTGGTGAAGCCGAACTCCTTGCCGGCGGGAAGAGCTATCGCCTGCTGCTCACGCTTGGCGCGCTGGCCGAGATCGAGGATGGACTCGGTCTTGAGAATCTTTCCGAAGTCGCGGCGCGTCTGAAGAAATCGCGCGCATCCGATCTCGCCATCGTGGCGGCGGCGCTCTTGCGCGGCGGCGGGCATGAGACGACTCCGGCCGATGTGCTGCGCCTTCCCTGCGATCTCGGCGCGCTCGTCGGCGCCGTCACGCGCGCCTTCGAAGCGGCTGGCCTGAAAAGCGAAAGCGCGGGAGGCGAGGGAGCCGTCCCTTTTGCTGGCCCCGCATCCTCGAACTCGGATTAGGAACGCTGCGTCTGGCGCCCGAAACATTCTGGAAGATGTCGCTCGCCGAATGGCGCGCGGCGCTGTCGCGATTGCCGAAACGCCCGGCCCCGCTGGCGCGCAGCGAACTGAACAGCTTGATGAAGGAATTCCCCGATGGCCGATAATGCGCAAGCCGCGCTGGACCGGGCCGCCAAGGCGCTGAACGATTTCGCGAACGGCCCGGTGATCGAGGCCACGCAGACCATCGAGACCGCTGTGACGAAGAGCTTCGATGCGGTGGCGCGCACCATCGCGCGCGCGGCGCTGTCGGGCAAACTGTCGATGGATCAGCTCGTGGCGGCGATCCTCGCCGATTTCGACCGCATCGCCGTCAGCCAGTTTATCGTGAAGCCCATCGAGAACATCGTGAACGGTTTCGCGCAGTCGCTGTTCGGCAATATCGGCGGCATGCTCGCGTCCGGCGGGCCGGTCGCGGCGGGCGAGACCTATCTCGTCGGCGAGCAGGGGCCGGAGCTGTTCACGCCCTCGACCAGCGGCGCGATCGCGCCAAACGGCGCAGTCCCGTCCGCGCGGCCGAGCGTGGTCGTCAACATCTCGACGCCGAATGCGCAGAGCTTTTTCAAATCGCAGTCCCAGATCGCCGCGCTGATGTCGCGCGCGCTGGCGAGAGGGCGGCGCAACCTTTAACTCCGTTGTCATCCCCGGCGAGGATCGCGC